TGTGCATTTGCACACGCAATCTTATCCCATTAGGTCATTTAGATTCCCTAAATGATCTTTTGTTAATACACTTGCTTAATTCCTAAGCATTTGTATTACTTCTCAAACCCTTATAATTTGTTGTTTGTGTCGTTTAAATATTTTTGCCTCTGTTTAAACCTCACACAAATAACGCCCCTCTTCTTAACCTTTTTCCCCCTGGTCTGGATACTAACGTCGATGGTATTCTTATGAATGCCTATCTGTAAAGAGTGTCGTGTATGTACCAGCATACACACCGTTGGATACTCTCCCTGCAGATATTTGTTTATGTGTATTTGTACACATATTCATTCTTTTCCTACCTTACTATTCTTTTCCTGTCTTTTCCTCCCTTACTATTCTCTTCTGTGTTAGCCCACTTAGGTTCTTAGTGTGTAACCCACACTGACCCAAGCGAGTTCCATCATGTTAATGAATCGACGGCTTTGAAATACAGGTCCTGCGCTATGATCTCGTGCGGGAAGGTCTGATAGTCAACTGCAAGTGATGGTGGGGTGATGCCCACACGCGCTTCGTAATGTCAGCAGACTTTTTGTAGTATAGTTATCGAAACTATGCTATGGAGCCCAGAAGGACGACTTGTTCCCGAGAGGGTACGGAGTTTTGTTAGTGATGAGATGTTGACCTTGGTTAAGTGTGGTGATTATGCTTCGCGTTTAAACTTTCAATTAAATTAACTTAAATGTTTAAGAAAAATTTAAAAGAAGATCTAAATACAAGCGAGTCACTCATCATGACGCCAACTCTTTTCTCAGGTATCGGTACTATGACGGTTCCCCTACCTGAGCTTACCACCGATACTACCATTTTACCTCCCCCTTTTCTTTCTAGGCAAACTGCTTATCCCAGTTTGCTTAGTAATTTAAAACCTCTTGGTTTATTTGATAATATTGATGGTTTTAATTATGAAGCTAGACTTCATGTTAAAACTATTGTATTCGATGATAAACCTCACTTTATATTTTATATTGATTACTTGGGTTCACCACCTGAGTATTTTAAGAAAGAACGATATGAATGTTATTTAAGGTGTATGACTACAATCAGACACTTTGCTAATCGTTCATATTGGAGAAAATATAGAGATCCCTTTACCACTTTTGATGAGATTTATAACAAGTCAGCCCTTCCTAATTATATTAGGAAGGATATGGCTTGGGATAATTTAACTTTCCTTTTAGTTAAGGAAGGTTGGTTGAAATCTCTTAAACTTATGTATGATGTTGAGCTTAATCCTGGTCCAAGTGATTGGATTCAGGAAGCTTATCAACGTACTTCTAAAACTAAGTTACCTTTTCATATTATTTTATTAATATTACAATATCTTAGATTACCTAGTTTTAGAATATCTACCTTACCTTTTTCCCAATTTATATTTCTTATAAAGTTAGTTAAACCTACTTTTCATCAACTCAAGTATGATGAAGAATACTTGAGTCTTGATGATTTGTATTTTAATACTGATTTTAATAACTTGTTTAATTATTTGTGCG